ATTTTGTTTCTCCTATGTAATGAAATTATAGTCACAAAAAAAGGCGACCTGTGTCAGCCTTTCTTGCATCGCTAACTGGGTCGCCTTCTAATTGTTAATAACTATTATACATCTATTTAGTAATTTAGCAAGTACTAATTTACTAATTTAAGTGGTGCGTGTCCAAAGAAAGATACCCCTTGTCCAAAGAAAGATGTCAAAAAGAAAGCACCCGAAGGTGCTTTCCTGCTATTTTTGTTAACAAGGTATAACTACCCCGTAGTAGCCCTTAGGCTGCTAATGCGAAGTTTTCGTTTGCTTCTATTTGTGTTCTTGCGTTAACCGAGCTTGCGCCGGGCAACTCCACTCATCTATTAACTACCAGTCGATCCTATTTCGGCCCCATCATAAACACACTACTTGCAGTATCCTCCTCTGCGTAACCTTCTAATAAAGGTAACTTAGTCTCTTTGTAGCCTTGCCACTTCTAGTTCAAAGTAGTGTGCTTATGGTGGAGCCGCCGGGTACCGCCCCCGGGTCCTGTATAGCGTTTGAATTGCTTCAACGTTACATTTTATTTATAACATTGATCTTGTGTAGTGTCAACCTAAAATTAGGTCCATAGCAAATTTTTGATCTTCTATTTCTTCTGCTGTTAATTTTTTTTCATTTTTAGGTTTAATTCTTCGCAGCCAACTGTCTGCAATATAAGCTCGTGGACTAGGACCAAACCCTATTTCTAAATCATCTGCTTCGATCCACCAATAATGGTCGTCAACTGCTGCGGTACAGATCATACCCCTAAAATTAAAAATTTCACCTTTTTTAAATTTTCCAATATAACTTGAAACTTTTACAATACGACCTACATTTTTTGGACGTATTGAAAAGATTATTACTGCCTGGTCGCCTTTACTTACGTTCATTTTTGTTTGGATTCTTCGTATTTCATCATTAGTGTTGTTAAATGATCTGACTTTCTAAGTCTACCGTTTTCGTCAACAACGAAAACATCACCGGGTTGGTATAAAGGCATTGTTTTCTGCCCTGGATTACCATGTTTGTCTAAGCCCATTACTTCTCCGGGCCAATCACCTTCTACTGTAAAATCACCGTTTGGATAACTGTGTACTGTATAATCTAACCAAATCATTATTCATTTCCTTTTGAATATTTACCATATGCCTAACGTGCGACCGTTACCTATGATTATCATAAGACAAGTTACTATATGTAACACTATCCAAAAGGTGCGAAAAGCCAGAGCCCTTCTTACATCCTTTTGAGATATAGGAAGGAATTCTGGCTTATCGTCGTCTGTGATGCCAATGGGCATACCAACGGTACGTGCCCAAGTTTTGAGCCAACGCCGTTGTCCGCTCATTACATAGCGTTCTTTTTTTCTTGGATTTCGGCTCTGCGTGTCTTAGATAGTTTACCTAGATCACCTAGTGCTTTGCGAGCTCTTGCTGCCGCGGCTTTAACGCCTTTATCTTCAAAAGTTTCAGCTTCTGCAAGATAGTTATTAAATGCTTGTACGATTTCTTCATGTACTGAGTTACTCATTTTTTTCTCCTGTTATATACTCGTAAATCTCTTTCCAATTTACGACTTTTTTAATTCCAGACTTAATATCTTTATTCATATTAAATCCGTGTTCTACTAAAATTGCATTTAACCCAAGTTTTCTACCTAGTTCTGCATTTTCTAGTTTATCTTCGATCCAGTATAGACCTGTATCTCGATACGGTTCTAGTGCTTCGTTTTTATTTGCACCGGTGTCTAAACACACTAATTCATCAAAAGCCGTTTTTCCAAACAACTTTTCTAAATTCATTTTTCTTAATTTGTAGGCATTCTTATCTAAGCTAAGGCTTGTAATGCACCTAAACACATATCCATGTTCTTCATGTAAGCGTTTTACATAATACATAGCATCTCTTAATGCTGGTAAAAATCCGATTGCTGCACTTTCGTTAAAAGTCTTAATTAACTTCTTGCCTTGCTCTGTTGAAATTCCATAACGCAGGTCCATACCGTAAACAAATTGGTGTCCTTCTTGTTTTTCAAATCCGTGTTCCAACATCCAAACATTGAATGCCCATTCCCAATCTAACAAGACACCATCTGCGTCGGTGAGTATTAATTTTTTCATTTTGCCTCTCTTTTTAGACCTAATCATACAAGTATTATACAATACTAATATAAGTTTGTCAAGAGTTTTTAAACAGCAATTCCGGTTGTTTGTTGGGTATATTGACTTGCAAGGTCTTTTTCGGTCTTAGCAATGCATAATACACTACTATTGTTAATTTTAAATTTAGTGTCTGGGGATACCGAAAACATAAAAGGTCCAAGACCTAGTCCTTGTTGATTAGCTACTAACATCATAGGTTTATGTAACACTATTTGTGCAGGGCCTTCTTCTTCTAGCCTTGCAATTAGTTCTTCGCCTGAATTAAGTTTTAGAGATACAGTATCTCCGTTTTTATATGGAGTGTCGATTAGCATATTAATGTCCTACTGTGTGGCCTGTTCCGTTATAACCTGTTTCATCAAGATATGTTGTGAACTGATCGTAACCACCTACCTTTTGTCCGTTAATAACAATCTGTGGCACTGTTCGTGCTCCTGGAAATGTTTCTAATAGTTCTTCTTTTGTATAGTCTGTGCCTAAAGACTTATATTCATAATGAAATCCACGCTGTTCACACAAGGCTTTAGCCTTGTCACAGTATGGACACATTGGTTTTCCGTAAATTAATATCATGTGTGTGTCTCCTATATTTTATAATGAAAATCCTTTAAATGTATCAGCTGACACATCTTGTTTAGTGCCACCTTGAACATAACTAGTTATCTCGGTCTCTTGAGGTGCTACCTGCACTTCTGATCCACTAATCCATTTTTGTGTCCAAGGTAAAGGATTACCTTTTACATTATAAGGCGATTTTAAGCCTACATTGGTCATTCTGCGTGTACAAATAAATTCAATATAATCACTTAGAAGTTGTGTGTTAAGTCCAATCATAGACCCATCTTTGAACAAATACTGTGCCCAAGCCTTTTCTTGATCTACAGCATCAACAAACATTTGTATACATTCTTCTTCTGTTTCTTTTGCAATCTTTACAAAGTCTTTGTCATCAGTTTTAAGTATTTTTAATAAGGCTTGTGTGCTTGCCAAGTGCAAGTTTTCATCACGTGCAATTAATTTGATAATCTTAGCATTACCTTCCATTTTCTTTAGTTCAGCAAATGCCCATGAACAAGCAAAGCTCACGTAAAAACGCACACCTTCTAGAATATTCACACTCATAAGTGTAAGCCATAGTTTTTTCTTTAGCTCATATAAATCGACTGTAACTTTTTTACCGTTTACAGTGTGTTTACCGACGCCTAGTAAATTAAAATACATACTATCTTGAATTAATTCGTCATAATATTTTGAAATATCACCTGCACAATCTACAATTTCTTTAATATCCATTAATTCATCAAAGACTTTTGAAGGATTTGAATATACATTACGAATAATATGTGTATAACTACGACTGTGGATTGTCTCTGAGAATGTCCAAGTTTGAATCCAGTTTTCAATTTCTGGCAAACTTACAATCGGAGCAAACGCTTCAACAGGAGCACGACCTTGTACACTGTCTAGCAAAATTTGACGTTTTAGATTGCTTGTGAAAATATGTCTCTCATGTTCGGTAAGATTCTTAAAGTCTTTAGCATCTTGATAAATGTCTACTTCTTCAGGGCGCCAAAAAAATCCTAATTGTTTGTCAGTTAAGCCATCAAATTGTTTATATTTTAAAGTGTCGTAACGTTGTATAGTTGGACCTCCTGATGGATCAAGAAACGCTGTTACTTTTGTGTGATCTACACGATTTTCTACGTCAAAAACGCTAGCCATTTTTAAATTTCCTTTTTCCTACTTTTAAATTGTAGCACAGTTTTAATACTGTGTCAATTAAATTGTGCAACTTTCGCACTCTTCATCACCATTGATTAGTACACCATTTGTTGGTGCTTCTTGTTTTTCCTCGAACATCTTGTGAACGTCTAATTCACCTTGTCCGTCAAAAGTATTGAAGTAATAGAGTTGCTTGCCGCCTAGTTTGTAGAACATAAGCAAGTGCTGTAGCATAGTACTTAAAGGAATTTTCTCATCTTCAAAATATGTAGGGTTATAACTTGTGTTTACTGAAATACCTTGATCAATATACTTTTGCAATACACTAACAATTTTGATGTATCCTTCTGGCGAACGCTGTTCCCATAACAGATCATACTTGTTCTTTAATCTTTTATACTCTGGAACTACTTGTTTTAGTACTCCGTGCTTACTTTGTTTAACTGAGATTAGGCTGCGTGGAGGTTCAATACCGTTTGTTGCATTTGCAATCTGCGCACTTGTTTCACTTGGCATTAGTGCCATTAGTGTTGAATTACGAATTCCTGTTGCTTTAAGTTGCTTACGCAATCCTGCCCAATCCATGCGTTCTACGTGTGGTAATATCTCATCTAGTGCTTTTGCATAAGTTTGGTTAGGTGTAATACCATGTCCGTACTTTGTTTCCATTATACCCGGGCAAGCGCCTTGCTCTGCTGCTAGGTCTGCACTTGCTTTGATTAGATAGTAACTCCATGCCTCAGCATATTCGTCGATAAGCGATAAACCATCTGTATCAATATGTTGGTAAGATAATCCGTTCTTTGCCATCCAGTACGCAAAATTAATGATGCCAATACCTAATGGACGGCGCTTATCAGTTGATAATTGTGCAGCTATAATTGGATAATTTTGATAACTTAAAAGAGCATCTAAACCGCGAACGGCAAGTCTTGCAACATGCTCAAAATCACTAACTGATTTAATGTTGCCCCAGTTAATAGCACTCAGTGTGCATAGGCTAATTTCACCTTCTGGATCATTAACGTCTTTGAGTGGTTTGGTTGGTAAATCAATTTCTGCACAAAGATTAGATTGTCTAATTGGAGCAACCTCTGGTAAGAATGATCCATGCTCGTTAGCGTTGTCTACGTTCTGTAAATAGATACGGCCTGTGTTTTTGCGCTCTTCCATAAATGAGCTAAACAAATCAATTGCTTTAATAGTTTTCTTGCGTAGTTTTGTATTACGTTCTGCTGTTACATATAATTCTTTGAATTTGTCTTGGTCAGCATAAAATGCATCGTACAATCCTGGAACATCGCTAGGCGAGAAAAGAGTAATATCTCCTCCGGATATTAATCTTTCATACATTAGTTTGTTAAACTGCACACCATAGTCCATATGACGAACTCTGTTGTCTTCTGTGCCTTTGTTGTTCTTCAACACCAACAATTCTTCTGCTTCTAAATGCCAAACAGGATAGTAAACAGTAGCAGCGCCGCCTCTAACTCCACCTTGTGAGCAAGATTTTACTGCTGCTTGAAACATTTTATAAAAAGGAATAATGCCTGTATGATATGCATCACCTTTGCGGATTGGAGAGCCTAATGCACGAATTTTTCCGCCGCCTACACCAATACCAGCTTTTTGACTTACGTACTTAACAATACTTGATACAGTAGCATTAATACTATCAAGACTATCATCGCTTTCAATAAGAACGCAACTACTGAACTGTCGCTGCGGAGTTCTAACCCCAGCCATAACAGGAGTAGGCAAACTAATATCGTGTAAACTAACAGCGTCATAATAATCCTTTACATATTGTAATCTTGTTTCTTTGGGATAGTTATGAAACAGAGTTGCTGCAATCAATATATAACACATTTGTGGTGTTTCAAATATTTCACCACTTACTCTGTTTTGACATAGGTACTTGCCGCGTAACTGTTCCATAGCAACATAGGTTAGATTTTCATCACGATCATGTTTTATAAATGATTCAATTTTTTCCCATTCATCTTCATCATAATAAGAAATGAGGTCAGGATCATAAAACCCTAAATCTATATTTCTTTCAACAAGTTGTTTTACAGTAATAGGTTGATACTGACCATATACTTCTTTGCGTAGTCCGTAATTAATGAGCCTGCCGCCAACATATTGATAATTCGGTGTCTCTTCTGAAATTAGATCACTTGCAGCCTTAATAAGAGTTTCTTGAATCTCTTTTGTTGTCATTCCATTATAAAATTGAATTTGACTTTTTATTTCCACCTCACTAGGGCTAACGCCTGTAATGTCTTCACATGCATGAAAGACAACTTTGTGTAATTTTTCAATATCTAAAGGCTCTTTAGCTCCGTTACGTTTGGTGACTTGTATCATTTTTTCTCTTCCTTTTTATAATCGTTCAATGAATTATTTATTGACCTTTGGTCATCACGTGAACTACTTGCGACTTAAATTCCAAAGGAATTTCCTTAAGGTCAACTGCTTTATTTTCTTTGTATCCTAAAACCATATCGTCAACAATCAAAGTGTAGAAAGTTTGATCTTTGGTATTATTGATATGTATCTCAAATTTAGAGTCCTTAAAGCGTTCAGTTAACTGTAAAGAATAGTAGTAAGCCAGTACACGACAAAAGTCGCAATATCTATTCTCATCTAGTAATTCCCAAGCTGACGGCCACGCATTTTTATCATAAGGATCTGTATGCATCGAAACATACGGTGCCTGTTGATAAAAATCAATTACATCCTGTAATGGATCATTAGACTCTTCGAGAGAGTCTCGAAAAGATGACCAAACGGATAATCGTTCATCATATTTTTTGTTAAACATTAAAGGTCAGTCTGTTTTGTTTGAACTCTAAATTTAAACTTCGTCCTTGCATTGCTAGGTAAAGTGCCTACAACATTGCTCTTTACTACAACTGTATCAAAGTCTCCGTCATTGTTAATATCTACTAGTGTAGCATCAAAACTAATATTGTCAACAAAAAGATTGTCACCTACGTAGTCGTATTCGTCAGTAACATATACATCTGGGGTTTCGTTGCCTGCATCTGTATTTGCATTAACAACTAGTCTTAGTTTTCCTGAACGCATACCATTGTAACCTTGTTCTGCAATTGCAATATAATCAATGTCAAAACTTTGGTTAACCATTTGTGGAAGTCTAAACAAAGTATTGTTTGTACCATCTATTACAGTTACTTGATGTTCAAACCCCCATTCAAAATTTGATGGTCCTTCAACTTCAGGAATATATACAACATTCTCTAGGATAGGTGATTGTATTTCGAAAGTAATACTACCACTAGTTAAATGATTTACATTAACTGTAAATTGTGTAGGACTATCTACACTTACAATTGTAACTACCGGTGCTCCGAAATCGCCTACTCCAGTTTGTTTTACAACTAATTGTCCAGGTGCTAGGTTTGAAGTATCTGTTACTGTTACAGTTAATGCACCTTCAAGTATGCTTGAACTACCTGTAATAATAGACCCTTGTGTGTAAGACAATGTTTTAGTTCTAGTAAAGTAATCATTGATACTTTCGTTACCAAGTCTTGCATATCCAATTACAGGATGCATTGGCATATCGTCACTACCACCATTATTACCACAAGTAATAAATTTGTTTCCTCTACTTACATTGTAAGTTCCTTCGTCAACTAATATAGCATGTCTTTTAGTATTAGTAAAAACACAGTCGCTGATAATATTGTTATGTGGTCCAGTGGAAGTACCGTTAGCTTGATTACCATCTACAAGCATATCTTTGCCAAACGTAATGCCGTATCCTAGATTACCAAAATTACATGTTGTCCAAACATTATCGTTTATGTCCCAGTTAGAAACAACTCCGTAAGCAAAACCTTCTATATGACAATTTGTAAATTCATTGCGTACTGATTCAACTCCGCCATTTTTAGAATTAAGACTTAGTCCAATATTGAATGAGGTAGAATTGTCAGCGTCGATTGCATCAGCCATTGCCCAAGGACCTATGATAGTAATATCTTCAAAATAACTATCTCTACAACTTTGTAATACAAGTCCTTTAGAAACCGCCGTGGTTTGAAGTGTCATGCCCTTTATTGATATATTTCTACATTGTGTTGCATATTCGCCGTTAGAAACATAATTTCCTGGAGTGCTTTCATCACTTACTGTTGTAAAAACACTTCTAGATGGTTGATCTAATTGTATTATAGTTTTACCTGATCCTGCACCAATTAATGTAGCATGAGGTGGGATTCTAATTGTATCTTTTATAG